AACTTGATAAGTCTCAAGCTATTAACACGGCGTCTACAAAAGATAAGAACGTAAACGATACGCTGGAAGCTCTAGACGCTATCACTGATAGAGCATTCAGGGAAAAAGAAAAGGATCTTACAGCCGGCGATGAGCTGGGCAACGTAATGGTCTACACTCTGAATAAAGTAAAAGCACGTGATATCATCATCGACTATAAGTCCTACTACAGCAATTGGAAATCACACGTTGGTTCAGTTACTGATTGGAGAGCTGAAGATCTTGCTGCTGGCCTTGAAAGACTACTTCCAGAGTTTAAAAAGTTCAAGCATGAGACAGAAGTAGCTGGTGCTTATATGGCTAAGGAGTTCGAGCTTCGTAAAGCTGCATATCAATATTCTCGCTCGTCAGTTCATAAGACAGGCATCTTGAATACAAACAAACTGCATTCTTATAAGTACTCAGAAGACATCTTCTTAAAGTCTACAAAGCTAGCTAACTATAAGAATCACGGTATGATGATGTTCATCGACTTCTCTGGTTCAATGCAGGATAACATTGGTCCTACTATCAGGCAGATTCTTAACCTAACAACTTTCTGTAAGATGGTGAACATTCCATACGAAGTGTACGCCTTCACTACTCAGGTAGAGTCTAATAAAGACGACGCAGATATTGATAGGATCAAAGATTGGAGAACCTTTGCAGACTGCGAAGTTATTCACCAGAAGTTTAACTTACTAAACTTAATGTCATCTCGTATGAATCGCAGCGAGTATCAAGAAGGCTTTCATATGCTATGGAATCTTTCTATGTGCTGGGATAGTAAACTAAGCAACTCATACATCAATTCATGGAATTGGCTACACAGCACTCCGTTGAATACTTGCATTGCATACGCCAACGATTTGATTAATCAGTTTAAGACTAAACACGGCGTTGAGAAAATGATCACTATGTTCTTAACTGACGGAGCATCTGACTCATTCCAAGTACGTATGACAGAAGAAGGCGAGAAGCAGCGTCCTAGCACTTTAGGTGGTTGGAGATATCGTAGCTCTCTTCTAAGGTTTGCGGGTCATACACTCGACGTTAAGAATATCAACTCAAGTAAAGTCACTGAAGAAATGCTTAAGGTGATCAAGAAGAATACTAACTCAACTGTGCTGGGGTTCTTTATTAGTCAATACCGCAATGAAGCTGTAACTAAAGCGTGTGATGCAACGAGTTTTAGTAAAAGACAGAAGTACTTGGATCAATTAAACAAGAGTCGAGCAATCATTGAAGACAACATCTTTGGATATGATCGCTACTTCGGGTTATGTACTAAGTACATCGATATCGTAGAAGACGATCTTGGAAACATGGTAGAAGATGGCGCAAGCAAAAACAAGATTAAAACAGCTTTTGCAAAGATGACTAAAGCAAAGCGGGTTAATCGTATCCTTCTAAATGCTTTCGTGGATTCAATTGCATAAAGCCCTGTACAGCGGGATTTAACTGTGATATAATAGTAGTACCTGCAGTAAATTGATAATGTAATTTTTGAGAGGTGTCCATATTATGAAAACTGAGATTAAACAAGCATTTGTAAAAACACTAGGTGACAAATATCCAGGTCGTTCAGTGTTCGAACGTGATGAACTTATCGATCACGCTAATGAAATGGGTATGCCATTTCCAGGATTTTGTATGCGTCCAGAAAATCGCATCGGTCGTGGTAAATATCAAATTCAAATGTTATCGCTGGTCTCCAGCAACGCTAAGAAAGTGGAGCCAGTTGAAGTGGAAAATACAGAGAATAAATTGACGCAAACAGTGTTCGAACAAGTTAAAATCGAAGTACCTGAAAAAGATAAAACTTATGTGTCATGGGGATTCTTCCGTGACGTAAAACAGATTATCGATTCAAACGCATTCTATCCTCTCTTCATTGCAGGTTTATCTGGTAACGGTAAGACTATGATGGTCGAACAAGCGTGCGCTCAAAGCAACCGTAAGTATGTTCGTGTTAACATCACCGAAGAAACTGATGAGGACGACTTAATTGGCGGCTTCCGTTTAGTTAACGGTGAAACTGTATGGTGTGATGGTCCTATCCCACAAGCTATGAAGCAAGGTGCAGTCTGTCTAATTGACGAGATCGATCGTGGTTCTAATAAGCTTATGTGCTTACAAGCTGTGTTGGAAGGTAAGCCACTATACATTAAGAAAACAGGTGCAGTAGTTCAACCCGCTTATGGATTCAATATCGTTGCCACTGCAAACACTAAGGGTCGTGGTAGTGAAGATGGTCGATTCACAGGTGCTCGTATCCTCGACGAAGCTTTCCTTGAGCGCTTCGTAGCTACAATGGATCAACCTTATCCTACAACCGCTGTAGAAAAGAAAATCATTCTCAACGCAATGGAAGCTTATGGTAACCTTGACGGTGAGTTTGCAGATAATCTCGTAACATGGGCTGAGATTATTCGTAAGACTTATGAAGATGGTGGTGTTGATGATCTCATCTCTACTCGTCGTCTAGTTCATATTGCTCGCACTTATGGAATCTTCTCAGATCGTAAGCGTTCAATTGAACTCTGTATCTCTCGATTCGATGAAGATACACGAGTAGCCTTTGTTGATCTATACACTAAAGTTGATAGTAAAGCTATCGCGCCAGTTGGTGGTCTTGAACCTACAGGCGTAATTATTGACGAAGCTAAAGACCTTACACCATTTTAAAGTAAACACCTTGGAAGAGGAAACAGCACTCCCTCTTCCTGTCTTTGGTGAATTTGAGTGCTATTACGTAATGGAGTATTATACTATGTTGTCAAAACAAGAGAAACTTTTAGCCGCTTTTCAAAACGGTAATCAGTTCACAGCGAAGCAGATTGCTTCTTCATTTGGTTTAAAGGATCCGTACTCTGCGATCCGTAACCTACGTGAAGCTGGTCATTGCATCTACGGCAATCCAGCAACATTGTACACAGGCGAGCAAACTACTAAGTTTCGCTTAGGTACACCAAGCCGCCGTATGGTAGCTATCGCTAGCCGCATGGTTGGTGCAGACGTTTTCTCACGTTAATTGAGAAACTAAAGACTACAAGGGAGACTGGACACCTCCCCTTGTAGTCTTTTTTACTTTAAGGAATCTATATTATGAATAATGTGTGGAATAGAGTAGTACAAGATCTAGAAGTTTATGCAGAAAAAGAGCGTAGACGTAAATCTACAATCAATCGAGTTATTGCATACTTAAAAAAGACATTGACTGGTTGTGGTGGAGATTGTGAACAAGGTAGATCTCCATGTAATTGTGAGAAGAGATATGGCAACTAAAAATTCAAAAATCAAAATACAAAGCCCTCCGTTTCCGGCTGATTCTTTTACAAAAGAACAAGCTAGAGATGCAGTTAAAGCGAGTCAAAACGCAACTACCGGCGGCAGAAAATTTGATGGTGGTAAACCTCAGTATGGTTTATTGCCTCCGTTAGCTTTAAAAGCTACTGCGGAAATCCTTACATTTGGTGCAGAGAAGTATGAACCAGATAATTGGAAGTATGTACCTGATTCTAAGCGTAGATATTTTGACGCGTTGCAGCGCCATGTGTGGGCTTGGAAAGAAGGTGAAGTCAACGACCCTGAATCGGGTAAACATCACCTAGCTCACGCGCTGTGTTGCTTGATGTTTTTATACGAACACGATGTAAAATATAGTGTCAACGAGTAATTACTTGGTATATAATATTACTATATTATTTTTAATAATGGAAATTAAATTATGAATCTTTCAAACGAAACTCTAACTGTACTAAAAAACTTTGCTTCAATTCAACCGAACATTGTTTTTCGCGCAGGTAATGAAATCAAAACAATCGCTGAAGCTAAGAACATTGTAGCTAAAGCGACCATCACAGAAACAATCCCACAAGACTTTGGCATCTATGATCTAAATGACTTCTTGTCTTCAATGAGTCTATTCACTAATCCAACTTTCACGTTTAGTGACGATGGTAAAAGCTCAAAGATCTCTGAGGGTAAATCTGCTCTAAGGTACTTCTTCTCTGAGGAAAGTTCTTTAACGTATCCTCAAAAAGATGTAGCTATGCCAGCAACTGACGTATCATTTACGTTAACAGCTGACACACTTGCATCACTTCGTAAAGCTACTTCTTTGTTAAGTGTTTCAACAGTTTCAGTTGAGAGCACAGAATCTAATGATTCAATCTCGATCGTAGTTAAAGATCCAAAGAATTCAACATCAAACACTTATGGCACAGATGTTGAAGGTGTGTCTAATGGACATACATTTAAATTCCATTTTGATATTTCTAACTTCAAGATTTTACCAGGCGATTATGAAGTAAGCATCTCAGGTAAGTTAATCTCACACTTCAAACACAAAACACTTCCAATTGAATATTGGATCGCTTTAGAAAAAACATCAACATACGAGGCGTAATATGGCATCATTAAACATCAATGATTTAGCAATGATGGTCAAGGTAATTGACCTAGGTTCTGAAAAGGGAATCTTTAAAGGCGCTGACTTAAAACCAGTCGGTGATCTACGTGAGCGCATCGTAGAATTCGTGAAACAAGTTGAAGCTGCAAAGGAACAGAATGATGAGTCTACTGCTACAGAAGATAAGTAATCCAGCTGATCGTAAAGGTGTATATGACGCCATTCGTGAGATTAGTAACTCAATGACGCGAATGGAAGCCGAGCGTGATCTTATCTCAGAAACTCTTAAAGCAGTTAAAGATAAGTTTGAACTACCACCAAAGTATGTACGTACACTAGCTAAAATCTACCATAAACAAAATTTCCAGCAAGTTAAAGATGAGCAAGCTGAAGTTGAGCAACTTTACGAATCTATTACTTCGTAATTTCCAATCGACACTAAAGTGTGATATAATATAATTTTGTTATGGAGTGTGTGAATGCAAGATCAATTTCTTTGGGTAGAAAAGTATCGCCCTAAAACTATAGAACAGTGTATCCTTCCTAAGCAGTTGAAGGATACATTTCAACAAATCGTTGAAAGCGGTGAGCTACCTAACCTAATGCTAACTGGCACAGCCGGTCTTGGTA